TACCCCACTTCAAAGCGTGGGTACGCCGTGAATACACCAAGAACATGGAAGAGTATCACGGAGAGTTCTTACACTGTATGGTTATAGGCGTTACTACAATGCCTAACCGTACACTAAGTTTTCAAGTAATCTTCACAGGGTGTGAGTCTGACAATACAGATGACCCTAACGTACACGGTGGTGCTATGTGGGCTAGGATGCCTCTTACAGCACTTGTAGCTGATACACGCTACGAAGAGTGGCCCGAAGATTTACCGCCTTATCTTGCTCAGCCTTGGGACTGTATGTCTCACTGGCACTCCGTATATAAACTGGAGAGGGCAAGCCCAGCGCCTTGGATGGCTAAAGTAGATGGGGAGTTTTACCCTGCTAAGTATTATTTTACTGTAGACTATACTGACAGTGAAGTAGCGGATGACCCTGCACAACATAAACAGTCTCACGTATTAGAGTTGTTAGATGCAGGACCATACACAGGTAACATGGTTGCGTTACCTAATAACAGGGTAAGGGTTACGCATCCTGCTTGGTTTGAAACAGGTGAAGGTGCGCCTGACTTTAGACCAAACCAGCATACCTTTAATTCTAAAGAGGACGTAGATTACGTCTGGGACACACAGAGAGTTTTTAACAATCTTTATCGGGAGACAGAGTAATGAAGAAAATGAAGAAAAAAGGAATGGCTAAAGGCGGAGCCATGAAGAAAAAAGGAATGGCTAAAGGCGGAGCCATGAAGAAAAAAGGCATGGCTAAAGGCGGAGCCATGATGAAGAAAAAGGGTATGGCTAAAGGCGGAGCCTTGCCTATGAAGACAGATCCTAAAACAGGTGCTAAGGTTCCTGCCTACGCTATGGATGGCAAAGGTAAGATGAAAGACGGCGGCAAGGTTAAGAAAAAAGGCATGGCTAAAGGTGGCGCTATGAAGAAGAAGGGTTACGCTATGGGCGGTGTTACGTCTTACGGTACACCTAATCCAGAGCCTATGGGTATGCAACAGCCTCAGATGCCTAAGAAGCCTGCAATGGCTAAAGGCGGATCTATGATGAAGAAAAAAGGTTACGCTTCTGGTGGAGTAATGAGCTACAATCTGGGTGGCATGGTTAAAAGCAGTGGCACTCTTAATACAGGCATTAAAAAAGCTAAGCCTGTAGCTTACTAATGGCACTAAAAAAATCTCAGAAGAGCTTGAAGTCTTGGGGTAAGCAGGATTGGGGTACTAAAAGTGGTAAACCGTCTACGCAAGGCTCTAAGGCTACAGGTGAACGCTATCTCCCCAAGAAAGCTATTAATTCTCTTAGTTCTTCTGAGTATGCCGCTACAACACGATCCAAGCGGAAAGGCACTGCTTCGGGTAAGCAGCATGTGGCTCAACCAAAAAAAGTTGCTGCGAAAGTAAAACCTCATAGGAAGATCAAGTAATGGCTCGTAATCTTACAGAAAACCAACAGAAGTTTCTTGATGTACTCTTTGAAGAGGCTGCAGGCGATGTTGTCTTCGCTAAGAAGTTAGCAGGTTACAGCGAAGGCACATCTACTACTACTATTGTAGCTTCATTAAAAGATGAGATATTTGATGCAACTAAATCTTATATGTCTAGGGTTGGTCCTCGTGCTGCTGTAGCTTACGCTAGTGCCTTAGAAGATCCTACCCAGCTAGGCATTAAAGAGAAGATGGTAGCAGCAGGGCAGATCTTAGATCGTGCTGGAATTGTTAAGACAGAAAGAATAGCAGTTGAGTCTACAGGTGGTCTGTTTATTCTACCACCTAAGAATAGTGACGATGCTGAAAACGGGTAGACCAGCTAGACCTCTAAAGTTTGAGTACTGGATGTTACCTGAGGCTCCGTTTAAGGTTAAGCTTTGGGAACGCATACCAAGAACTAGTAGGTACATCCCATTTGGATATGAAGTAGATCCAGATAAGGAAGATTGGTTACAGCCTATTTCTAAAGAGTTAGAGCTATTACAGCTTGCAAAGAAACACTTAAAGAGTTATAGTTATAGGCAAGTATCTGCATGGTTAACTACTCAATCAGGTAGAAGCATAACACACGATGGCTTAAAGAAGAGAATAGATGTCGAAAGAAAGCGAAAAAGGCTTACTACAATTAAGCGCAAGTTTGCCGAAAGGCTCCAAAAAACGTTACGTGAGATCGAAATCCTTGAAAAAGAAAGAGTCGGCTACTATACCTACGAAGGAAGCAGCGACTACGATGAAGATACCAGCGACAGTTAAGCCAGCTGAGTATGACGTGCCTAATGCACAAGAAATAGTATTTAAGCCTAATCCAGGTCCACAAACACAGTATCTAGCGTCTATAGAGCGTGAGGTACTATATGGTGGTGCAGCTGGGGGTGGTAAGAGCTACGCAACACTAGCAGACCCTCTACGTAATATGAATAACTCAGACTTTAGTGGGTTACTTGTACGACACACAACAGAAGAACTTCGTGAGCTTATACAAAAGAGCCAAGAGTTATACCCTAAAGCCATACCTGGCATTAAGTGGTCTGAGCGTAAAAGCCAGTGGACTACGCCTAGAGGTGGTACATTGTGGATGTCTTACTTAGACAGAGACACAGACGTTATGCGTTACCAAGGACAGGCTTTTAACTATGTAGCCTTCGATGAGCTTACCCAATGGCAGACGCCCTTTGCTTGGAATTACATGCGCTCAAGATTACGTAGTGCAAACAAGGACTTAGGTCTTTATATGAGGGCTACGACTAACCCTGGTGGAAGTGGACACGCTTGGGTTAAGAAGATGTTTATAGATCCATCAGCTCCGAATGCATCATTTTGGGCTACGGACATTGAGACTAGCGAGACACTAAGATACCCATCAGGGCATAGCAAAGCTGGAACGCCCCTATTCAAGCGTAAATTTATTCCTGCTAGTCTCTTTGATAATCCGTACCTCTCTGAGAGTGGTGACTACGAAGCTATGCTATTATCACTACCTGAGCATCAACGCAAGCAGTTGTTAGAAGGTAATTGGGATGTTAACGAGGGGGCTGCTTTCCCTGAGTTTAACAGGCAGATACACGTTGTAGACCCCTTTGAGATACCAAAAGGTTGGACTAAGTTTAGGGCTTGCGACTACGGTTACGGTAGTTACACAGGAGTTGTTTGGTTTGCTGTATCACCTAGTGAGCAGCTTATCGTATATAGAGAGTTATATTGTTCTAAAGTCACAGCTACTGATCTAGCAGATTTAATACTAGAAGCAGAGCATGAAGATGGTGCAATAAGATACGGTGTGTTAGATAGCTCCCTGTGGCACAAGCGAGGAGACAGTGGCCCGTCTTTGGCTGAGCAGATGAACCAGAAGGGTTGCCGTTGGCGTCCATCTGATAGATCACGAGGTTCACGGGTTGCAGGTAAGAATGAGCTACACCGCCGTTTGCAAGTAGATGAGTTTACTGAGGAGCCAAGACTGGTTTTCTTTTCTACCTGCACCAACACTGTAGCTCAGCTACCTAGTATACCTTTAGATAAGAAAAACTCTGAGGATGTAGATACACATGCAGAAGACCACTTGTATGACGCAATTAGATATGGTATAATGACTAGACCAAGAAGTTCTTTATGGGATTTTAATCCTGCAACACAACGAAGCGGTTTTCAAGCTGCTGATGAAAAGTTTGGATATTAGGAATGGCTAAAAACGAAAATGACCAAACAGAGTTGTTTGAAACGGATGAAGTATCTGTAATTCAAGACGGCGATGAGTTAAACGCAGGTAGTGTAGTAGGCTACATTTACTCTAGGTTTAAACGTGCAGAAGATGCTAGGCAGACAGATGAGCTTCGTTGGTTACGTGCATACCGCAACTACAGAGGTCTGTACGGCTCAGATGTACAGTTTACAGAGACTGAGAAGTCCCGTGTGTTTGTTAAGGTAACTAAAACTAAAACACTTGCAGCTTATGGTCAGATCAATGATGTGCTGTTTGGTAACAACAAGTTTCCTCTTACGGTAAATCCTAGCGTACTACCTGACGGTGTATCTGACTCCGTACACATTAACCTTGACCCTAACGCTCCAGCTGGTCAAGAAGAACTTACAAAAGCCTTTGGTGATGAGCCTAAGGTTTCATTCTTATTTGACCCTACGGAAAAGTTAAAACCTGGCGAGACTATGTTTGATCGTATGGAACGCTTAGGTCCACTCAAAGATAGACTTGAGGCTATGGGCGATAAAGTCATAGAGGGTCCAGGAACTACTCAGAGTACTGCTACATTCCATCCTGCTATGGTTGCAGCTAAGAAGATGGAAAAGAAGATACATGACCAACTAGAAGAGAGTGGAGCTAATAAACAGCTGCGCCACACATCCTTTGAGATGGCTCTATTTGGCACAGGTATTATGAAGGGTCCGTTTGCTGTAGATAAAGAGTACCCTAACTGGGATGAAGAAACAGGTGAGTATGACCCCCTAGTCAAAACTGTACCATCTACTAGCCACGTATCTATTTGGAACTTCTATCCTGACCCTGATGCGTATAGCATGGATGAGGCTGAGTATATAGTTGAGCGTCACCGTATGACACGCTCACAGATGCGAGGTCTTAAGTCTCGCCCATTCTTTCGTGAAGAGTCTATTGACGATGCCATCCGCATGGGTGAGTCATACGAGAAGAAGTACTGGGAACAGGACATGGAGGATGACGCATCTAATACAGCTTCTCCAGAGCGTTACGAAGTATTGGAGTTCTGGGGCTTTGTTGATACAGAGATCTTAGAAGCTAATGGCATACCCATTCCTAAAGAACTAAAGAACACAGAGCAAGTAAATGTAAATGCTTGGATATGTAATGACAAAGTGCTGCGTCTTGTACTCAATCCATTCAAACCTACACGTATACCTTACTATGCTGTACCCTATGAGTTGAACCCTTATTCTTTCTTCGGTGTAGGTATTGCTGAGAATATGGATGATACCCAAACTTTAATGAACGGTTTTATGCGTTTAGCGATTGACAATGCTGCACTTTCTGGTAATCTTATCATAGAAGTAGATGAGACTAACTTAGTACCAGGACAAGACCTAAGCGTATACCCAGGCAAAATCTTCCGTAGGCAGGGGGGTGCTCCAGGACAAGGCATTTTTGGTACTAAGTTTCCCAACGTGGCAGGTGAGAACATGCAACTATTTGATAAGGCGAGGGTATTAGCAGATGAGAGTACAGGCTTTCCTAGCTTTGCACACGGGCAAACTGGTGTATCTGGGGTTGGAAGGACTGCCTCTGGTATTAGTATGCTTATGTCTGCGGCTAATGGATCTATTAGGAATGTTGTTAAGAATGTAGATGACTATCTCATTGGACCTCTAGGTCGTGCATTCTTTGCTTTCAACATGCAGTTTGACTTTGATAAATCTATTAAAGGTGACTTAGAAGTTAAAGCTTCAGGTACAGAGAGCCTAATGGCTAATGAAGTACGCTCACAACGTCTTATGCAGTTCATAGGTGTAGCATCTACTCCAACACTACAGCCCTTTGTAAAATCAGACTACATTATACGTGAGATAGCTAAGTCTATGGACCTTGACCCAGATAAGGTAACTAACTCCCTGAGTGATGCTGCTATCCAAGCTGAGATCCTTAAGAAGTTCGCACAGCCACCAGCAGCCCCACCAGTGCCTGAAGGCGCTCCTCAGGGGCCTCCTATGCCAGAAACACCAGGCGCACCAGGATCGGCTCCAGGGCAGGCTGGGGTATCAGTGAGTGATACTACAGGTGCAGGCGGTGGTAACATAGGCACAGGCACAGTACCTACTCCAGGTGAGCAAGGCTTTTCGGGTTCATAATATTGGAAAATAAACTTAAAAAGATAGTTAACGATAAACCTGTATGGGATGCATTAGTTGCAACCCTAAATGAAAAGATATCTAATGTCCATCGTAAGCTAGAGCAAGAGACTACAATGGAAGCTATGTATCGTGCTCAAGGTGAGATTATGGCGCTTCGTAGATTGACTTACTTAAGGGATGAAGTAAATGGTCCAAAGTAGTGTAGACTCACAAACAACTGAAGCATTAGGCTATGCAGCAGAAGCTAAGAAGCTTGCAGTAGATTTACCAGATCTGTCATTTAAGCAAGTAGG